ATAATCATCTTTTTGATCTTACCATTTGATTCCTTGATCTTAATATAAAAGTCAGGAAAGTATCTGTGGTATTTATTATCTACTGGTGATCTGTAGGGAATAATAACCTCCTCACTAGAATATTCTATAATATTTTTATTCATATCACAATAGTAGAGAAATTTTCTTTCCCAACTACTTCTATAAATGATATTGCAAACATCTCCTTTATACTTCTCTGGATTTGATGGTTTATATTTACCTTGTAGATATTCTTTTTTAGGCATTTTTCCATTTCTTATGCGTCTTATTTCTTCCAGCAACGAGTTGTTGTAAGCACCCAATACTTAAATTATTATCTCTGGCAAATTTGGTAAGATTTTTTATTTTTACTATTTCACCATTAGGATTTATTAATGTGTATTCTTTACTGTTTTTTTCCGATATTTTCTCTTTTTGTTTTTTGGAAAGTTTTTTTCCTTTCATAGGATTTTCATTATTTTTAAACCATTCTTTTCTTTTGTTGCTTTGTTTTAATTTTGTTTCTTCTGAATGTTTTTTCTTCCACATAGGATTTAATTCACCAAATCGGGTACTTTGATACATTCCATTTTTTTCTCCAAAATTTGCCCTTGTCATTTTGAATTTTTCATCTTTACATAGTTCTAATGTTTTTTCTCTTAATATTTTTTTAGTTTCTTCTGTGTGCTTTTTTCCATAAAAACCATTATTTGCTCCATCACAACCACTATTAGATTCAATTTCATATGATTCTGAAATTATCTCAATATTAGAATCTATTCCAAGTATCGTATTAAGATTTTTTGTATTCCAAGTATATTCTTTTCTCATACCGAAGAACTTGCTATTCTATATTATTTATATTTTCCCTTATATGACATCTAAATAACTAGTAATAAAAGACCATATAAGGTATTTAGAGTGGCAAATAATCTTGTAGAAGCAATTACAACTCTTGATGTTAGGGAGTTAATAGGACAATCAGCACTTACTAATAATTATTTGGTTTATATACCTCCACTTTCTACTGGTATGGTAGATAGCAATAGAAGTAGACTAGCAAACCATATAAAAAACTATGGAAGATTGACTGATGGTGGTTCTGTATCCAAAAAACTTGGACTTCTGTGTTCTGATGCATCATTGCCTACCTCATCATATGCAACTGCGGAAGTCAAAGATAATTTCGTAGGAGTAACACAAGAATTTGCTCATACTCGTTTATATGCCGATACTGATTTTACTTTTTATGTTGATAAAAACTACGATTCTATAAAATTCTTTGAGGCATGGATGGATTATATCTCTGGTGCTGGTGAAGTATCTCAAAGTGATAAATTAAAACGACCTGGGTATTTCAGAAGAATGGCATATCCAGATTATTATAAGGTTTCTGAAATGTCGATAACAAAATTTGAAAGAAATATTAGTGGAGAACAATTAAAATATACATTTATCAATGCATTTCCAAAATCAATGACTGCAATTCCAGTTGCCTATGGTGCTGCTGATTTACTTAAAGTAACTGTGAGTTTTAATTATGATAGGTATATTATGGACCGTGAAAATGTTAAAAGTACTGCAAAAACACTTGCTCAGCCGACTGGTGATGAATCTAATATGGTAACAATGTTTGGAGAAGCAGACGATAAAGATACTCTCCGTTTCTCATTAAATCTTGATTCCTCTATTGTAAATCAAGAAAAATATTGGAACAAGTAAAAATGACCCTAATAAATAAAAATAACTGAATTGTATTTTTTAAAATGCCTTTACCAAAAATTAATACTCCAACTTATGAGTTGGTATTGCCATCTAATGGAAAGAAGATTAAATATCGTCCCTTTTTAGTCAGAGAAGAAAAAATTCTGATTATGGCAATGGAATCTGAAGATATGAAACAGATTACTAGTTCTATTGTTCAAATTCTTGGTGATTGTATTATTACAAAGGATGTTAAGGTAGAATCTCTTTCGACTTTTGATATTGAGTATCTGTTCCTGAATGTTCGTGCCAAATCTGTTGGTGAAACTGTGGAGGTTAATGTAACCTGTCCTGATGATGGTGAAACTCAAGTTGAGATGAAGATTGCAATTGACTCTATCAAAGTCCAAAAAACAAGAGGACATAAAAACATCATTAAACTTGATGATGATCTTATGATGAAGTTGAAGTACCCATCGATGGATCAATTTATCGAAAGTAATTTTGAAACCTCAGAGAAAGGTAGTGAAGTAAGTCAGTCTCTTTCAATGATTACATCTTGTATTGATATGATTTATAATGAGGAGGAAAGTTGGGAAGCATCTGATTGTACTAGGAAAGAACTTGATGAATTTATTGAGCAATTGAATACAAAACAATTTAAAGAAGTTGAAAAGTTTTTCTCTACGATGCCCAAACTTTCTCATAAAGTAAAGGTTAAAAATCCAAATACTGATGTAGAATCTGAAGTTGTTCTTGAGGGATTAGCAAGTTTTTTCAGTTAAGTATGGCCCATACAAGTCTTGAGTCATACTATAGAGTAAATTTTGCCCTGATGCAGCATCATAAATATAGCTTAACAGAGTTAGAAAATATGATTCCTTGGGAGAAAGAAATTTATTTAACTTTACTCCAGCAATATGTCGAAGAAGAAAATTTAAAGGCACAACAAGAGAATGGCATTCAGTAGTCAATTACTCAAGGCACCATCTATAACATCAAAACCTAAATTGACGAAGACTAATGTCTCTTCTTCAATGTTTCGTGGTGCTAAATCTCCTGTTGGGTCCTCTACTACAATAAAAATCTCAAAAGGAATGGGATATGGTGGTAAAGCAGGAACAGTTGATCCAAAATACCTCCAACCTAAAACTACATCTATTGATCAAACTCTTGTAGAGACTAATAATATTCTTATAGAAATTCAGAGGCAACTTGCTTTTGATTATGCAAGTAGAATTGAGGATGAAAAGAATGCTATAAAATCATTTAAGGCAGCAGAATCTAAAAGAAAATTTGCGGCAAAAGAGAAATCTGTAGAGGGTGTTAAAAAAATTGGTGGAGCAATAGGAGGAACGGTAAGTAAAATTGCCGCACCAGTTAAGGGTATTTTTGATAAAATAAAAGAATTTTTTGGACTAATACTAACAGGTATTGTTACTAGTGTAGCATTTGAATGGTTAAAAGATGACAAAAATAGAGAACGATTAGGTAATATTTTTACATTTATTGGAAAAGCAATTCCATATTTATTAGCAGGTCTTCTTGGATTAAAGTTAATTAAGTGGGGTACGAGATTATACAGATTAGGAAGATTTTTATTTAGACTTCCTGGTAGAATTTTAAGAGTATTTGGTATTGGAGCAAGAGCATCATCTCGTGGTGCCGGTGGTGCCGGTGGTGCTGGTGAATCTGCTGCCCGTAGAGGTGGACTATTCAGAAATGCTGCCGGACAAAGGAGAGGAAGAACTACATCAAGATTGATGCGTAATGGTATTCCTCAAACAAGATCTGCTGCTCTTCGGGGTGGTGGTGGAATACGAAGTGTGGGTGTTGCACAATACGCAACAGAGAAGAGTTTATTTAATAAAACACTTCAGAAACTAGAAGTAAGAGGTGCGCAATTTGGTAGGAATTTTCTCAAGGTTTTGGGTGGTGGACCAGGTAAAAAGATTATAGGTAGTTCTTTATTAAAATTTGCCAGACCAATCTTAAAAAGAATTCCTATTGTAGGAGCACTTCTTGATTTTGCCTTATCAGTAGCCATGGGAGAAAATCCTGGTAGGGCAGCATTTGGTGCAATTGGTGCCATGCTTCTTGGAACAATTGGAACATTCTTAGGTGGTCCGATTGGAACATTTATTGGTGGTCTTGCCGGTGATTTTGCAGGAAGACAACTTTATGATTTATTCTTCAATAAGAGTAGTTCTAAGGATGTTGCTAAGGAACAACAAAAAAGTGCAGTCCAAACTGGAAAAATAGATAAGAATAATCTTGGATTTAATCGTGGTGGCACAGTTCCCGGAAGTGCGATATATGCATCTAATGGAATGACTGTTTATGGAGAAGGGTCAGGAAATGTTGATAGTGTGAATACAATGCTTGCACCTGGTGAGGAAGTTACAAAAACATCATCTGCAAGATTGTTCAGACCACTATTAAAAGACATTAATGATAATGACGGAAGATTATGGACAGCATTCTCTATGGGAATCAATAAACTATTGATGGTTTCTAAGTATCAGGATGATGTCAATAAAGAATTCTCGAAGGTAATAGAAGATCAAGACAGATATCAAAGAAATCTTAAGACTAAAAGACTTTCCGAAGCGACTGGAGGAACTGGTGGTGGAAGTAGATCTGCTGCTAGATTTACACCTAAGACACCAAAAGGTGGTAGAGGTGGCAATATTGGCATGATTTCACAATCTGGTGGTGGAATGACATTTTTACCAATGGTTCTTCCGACTCAAAAATCTCAACCACCAAAGATTCCGCAAATGCAGAGTCCTGCGACTGAAGCACCAAATATTTCTTCAGTAAATCCTGGAAATCCATTTATGATGCTAACTCCAGAATTATATGGAATAGGATAAATTATGGAAAATCAAGTCACTCAACTAAAACTTAATGTTACTAATATTAAGAGTTCTTTATTCTCTTCTAATAAGCAATTAAAGAAACTTAAAACAGATAAGAAAAACTTATTTTTTAAATTAGAAAAGAAAAAGGAATTAAGAGCAGAAGAAACACGACTAGAGACTCCAAGATTAGGAATTGGTTCGGGATTCTCTAAAATTATGAGTGCAGTAACTTCTCCTGTTAGAAGTATTTTTGATAGAATTCTTGATTTTATTGGATTGATTGCCGCTGGTATTTTAATTAATAATTTGCCTATTATTATAGAAAAAATACAAGAATTTTTTAATAGTGATTTTATAAAGGGTGTCGGTAATGTATTGGGTATAATTGGGAATGCAATTTTAGGACTTGCAAAATTTGTTGGAATATTTCCAAAATCAGAACAAGATAAAATTGAAAAAAATATAAAAGAAACTGATAAAAGATTTGATGAAAATATAAAGGATGCGGATGCCGCAGAAAAAGATGTAGTAAATCTAGAAAAATTTTTAGGACAGACTGATAGTGGAATTGATGAAGCACCTATAGAATCTGATTCATCAACACCCGAATCAATATCAGAAATATCAGAACCACCACCCAAAGAAACTTTTAGTCCTAGTTCTAGTAATACTGAGTCTAATACGAAAGAAATAACGGCATCAAAACCGGCACAATCATTTAATTCTGGAGGAACAGTAAAAAGTGAAGGACCTTCATTAACTCCTTCCTTAGCACAAAAACAAACATATACACCACAAAAAAGTGGTGTTTCTAAAAAAGTTCAAAGAGATACTAATGATGGATTTACAAAGTTCCCTATAGCAGTAGATAATATTCACAAATCCACTAAAGAACAAGAAAAAAATATAATAGCATTCTCAAAGATGCTAAAATATTCTAGGGGAAATGATATAATTGGTACTAATAATACCAATACCAACAACAATAATACCAACAACAATAATACCAACAATAATAATACCAACAATAATAATACCAACAATAATAATGCCAACAATAATAATGCTAATGCCACAGGACTTACCAGTGAAGATATTGATGGTAGTGGTGAACCTGGATATGATTTTACACCACCTGGTGGTAATAATCTTGCTCTATTTGATGGGGTAGTTGTAAAAGATCCTTTGGGAACTAACAACCAAATTAGTGGAAATAGAGGATATGGAAACTTCATGATTATAAGACATGAAGATCCTAATCGTCCTGGAAGTTATTTTGATGCATTATATGCACACTTTCCAAATAAAAATTTCAAAAAACCAGGAGAAACAGTTAAGAAAGGAGAAATTCTTGGCAGAATGGGTACATTGAATGATCCTTTTGATCAAAGAGGAAGTATAACAGGAACTCATATGAGTGTAGATTTTTACCCAGTTGATGGACCATATAGGAAACCTTATTCATATCCTTATTGGGATAAACTGGGATCACATATTAATCCCAAAACACTTAATGGAAAATCTTCTTCATCAGTTACACCACTTACCGGTAATAAAGGAGGGGGTGATTTACGATTAAATAGAAGTATGAATAACCAATCAGTATTCATATATGCTATTCAACCACAAGAAACTTTTGTTCCTTTCCCATATCCAATGCCAATAGAAACTCCGGCACCTTCTTCATCATCAACTCCACAACTATCAGCAATATGGAGAACCTAAGATAATGGCAAGTGCATCCCAAAGATCATCATTTGAAATATTTGAGATTATAAAAAATGGAAAAGTTGTAGATATTAGTGGTAATGGTCCAAGTGCTACAAAAGCTACTACTTTTGATTATTATGAAAGTATTCTTTCTCCAAATGTTACTGCAATATTAACTGTGGCAGATACTGCATCTTCAGTCAATTATGATTCAAAATATGATAGGCAAGAACGATCAGGAACATTAAGTTCTGCACTACCACTTACTGGTGATGTAGATGTTGAATTTAAAATTGCAACAAAATATGGAACATTAAATTTTTCAGAAACTCCATTAATTTTTGATAAAGAAATAATTCCAAATCAAGAATCAAATCGTGAAGGTATTATATTAAATTTATTTTCAAAATATTCTAAAGCAATTCAACTTCCTATAAAAACAAAATATACTGGAAATATTACAAATTCTGTTAGAAGATTGCTTAAAGAATATCTAAAAGTTCCTGAAGAAAAAATTTTTACATCACCTTGTCGGAACTCTATGAGTTTTCATGGATGTAATGAATCATTATATAAAGTTCTTTGTGAAAAAGTTGCTCCAAAAACAGTTCCTGCTAGAGGAAATCCTGGATATTTCTTTTATGAGACACAAGATGGATTTAACTTTAGAGCAATTGATGATTTAATAGCACAAAAACCTGTTGAATCATATTATAAAAATGAAGTTGTAAAAGCAAATTTAGACAATGATGCTAATGACTTTAAGATTTTAACAAAAACTGATATTAAAAGAGATGATATAATTACTTCCATAAAATCAGGTCTTTACGTAAGTCGTAATATTTTTTGGAATCCTCTAACATTCGAATATGTTGAAAAAATATTCAGACTTGATGGATTAGAATTTTCTCTTGGAAAAGGTGATATTGATATCCCAAATCTAGAATCTTATGTAAGAACATATTTTCATATTTTAGATGTTGGTAGTCAAGACCCCGGAATTAGTTATGAAGTAAATAATAGTCCAGAGGAATGGTCCGCAAAATCGACAATGAGATATAATTCTTTATTTTCACAAATAATTCAAATAACTGTTCCTTGTAATGTAAGTTTGAGAGCAGGAAATGTTATTAATTGTGATTTTGAGATTATAACACAAGAAAATAAATCACCTGGAAGTATTGATGAAACTCAAAGTGGTAAATACTTAATAGCAAATCTTTGTCACCACTTTGATGCATTAAGATCCTATACATCAATGACATTAGTCCGTGATTCTTACGGAAGATAATTAAACGATTAAAAGTAAAAAAAATGACCGATCCCAAAAATTTAGCAAAAACTCCTATCACTTGTTTTCAAGGCACAGTAATAGAATTTACTAAACAGAAAGAACAAATTTCTGGAGTTGGGTGGGGTTGGAGATATAAAGTTGCTATAATGAATGATAATTCTGATACAGCAGATACTAGTAAAGGTGAATTTAAATATGCACTAGGACTTTGCTCAAATGAAGGTGGGTCAGGTGCAGCTAATTGTGCAAAGAGTTTAAAAATCAAACAGGGTGATGTTGTTTATGGTAATAAACAGGGTGATCTTTATATTATATTGGGCATATTTGGTAGAAATCCACAAACCAAATGTGGTGATGGATTATTTGATTGTAAGAGAGGATATACTGAGGAAGTTAAGGAAGCAGATCCAACTTGCCTTCCTCCAGGAGAAACAACGGGTCCTGGAGGACAAAAAGGGTACGCATGTGTACCAGGATCAACATGTCCTGGTGGACCTGCAGTTGGAATGAAACTTACTCCGGCAAATACTTGTGAAGATACAACTCTTACAAATATTGACGAGATATTAAATAATTTAATTAAAGATATAAAAGAAAAACAAGGAAAATTAAGTGAATATCAAGATAAAATTGATGAAGCAGCAGAAGCTATAAAATCATCTTTAAATTGGTTGGTCGGTGAGATAATGAAAAGAATTAATGAGTTCTTGGTTGGTGATCCTGATGATCCCACTAAACCCGGAATTATTCCTACAGCACTTAATGCCCTTTATGCCACTACATATTCTGCAATTGTATCGACCGCAGGTCCAGCAGTAGCAAATATAACAGCAACAGAAGTACTTGAACCATTTGTTATTCCTGTCAGTGCATTGGAAGCGGCATTAATATGTGTTACAAATGCACTACTAGAAGGATTGGTCACTTTAATTCGTGAATTACTTCTTTCAATGTTAGAAAATATTGAAAACTTTGTGACTTGTGTTGTGGATCAATTTATCGGGTCACTCTTAACGAGTGTTGTTGATCGTATAGCAGATGGATTATCTGGTGCTTTAGGAGGTCTTTCTGGTCTTTTAGGTGGAGCAATTGACATCATAACGATTGCTCAGAGTGCTATATCCAAATTCAATAGTCTTGGAGATTTATTGGACTGTAATCAAATTAATAAAAAGTGTGATGGAACTAAAGAATGGATTATTGGAGCAGGACCAAAAGATGCAATGGATATAAATCAATCGTTTGATAATATCTTTGATTTTGTCAATGATACTTCTGCCATTATAAATGATGCAATTAATGCTGGTAAGGGTATAGTTGATAGTGCTGAAAGTGTCTATAATAGTATAGATGATGGTATCAAAGATACTGTTAGCATCTTTAGTTCTAGTGCTATTGCTCAGGGTGATTTTACTAATACCATAAAAAAATGTATTCCAGTTTATCCTTCTAGTTGTGGTTCTGCTAAAATTAATATATTTGGTGGTGGAGGAATCGGTGGTTCTGCAATTCCTATATTAGGACCAACTGTAGAAAGAATTATTAATGATACATCTATTGGACAAAATGTAAATAAAACTGCAAATATTATAGGTGCTGTTTTAGAAAATGCAGGTTCTGGTTATCGTTTCCCACCATTCGTAGAAATTACTGATGAGTGTGGAATTGGGTATGGAGCAAGAGCAAGATCAACAATTAATAATGAAGGTCAAATTACTTCTATCTATTTGGTATCTTCTGGTGAAAATTACCCAGTCAATGGTAAGACTGGATATGGAGTTGTTGATGTGGTTGTAGTTTCACCTGGACTTGAATATGAAGAAGGGGACAAGGTTCATGATAATTTTGGTAATGAATATTCTCCAATTATTGAAGATGGAAGAATCATATCTGTAAGTCCGATAAATAATGTTGAGGTTCCAGATCTTGTCAGTATTAGAATTGATTCTGAAACTGGACTAGGTGCTGTTCTCAAACCAATTCTTGGAAAAATTGATGGTTCTACATCACAAATTGATGGTTCTACATCACAAGAAGAAGTCATTCAAGTCATTGATTGTATAAGTTAATAATATGGCAGAAAAAAATTACGAAGCAAGATTATACGAAACTTGGGGACCAAAATGTAGGTTTGATGTAAACAATCCTGATATTGGACTTGATGGTAAGAGTGTTTATCAATTATATGCATTTAATGATGATAATGATAAACACTTAGAAACTTTTAACGAAACTGGTTCTTATAAAATTCTTAATGATCGAGGAATAGAAATTGTCGCTGGAGCAAAAGGTTCTGAGGGTAATGTGGATATATGTATTACTGGAACTGGTGGTGATATATGGATCACTGCAATGAAAAATGGAACAGTTAAAATTAAGGGTAAAAATATAATGATTGAAGCACTTGAAGATGTCGATATAAAAGCAGGAAGAAATATAAACTTAACTTCTGGTAGTGGTAGAATTGTATTAAAGGGAAATAAGATAGATATAGATACATTTTCAGGAAATATTTCTGGCGTACAATCATTCACCAATAAAGCTTTTACACCAACTCCTCTTGGAGTTGACTTTATTACAGAGTCTTTTGGTGTAAACGTTATAGGATCACTTATCGGATTATAATTATGGACGATATTATCAACGCAGCTAGAATAGCACTTGGACTTCCAAGTTTTCCAAAGAAGGGAGATAATAAATTTGAAAATCTTGATACAAGATTTAAAGGAACAGTATCTGTAAGTGGTCCATTAATTGCGGAAAGTGTTTCGGCAGAATTGGGTGAAAGTTTGATGTGTGGAACGAAGTTTCTTGCTCCAAACCCATTCACATTAAGTCAGGCACTTCCTCCTCATATTATTGCGACACCTCTTTCATATCTTTTGAATTTTGGTGGTCTTACTACATTTGGATTTACGCATTTGACAGCTGTCAACCATTTGACAGGACTGGAAAATTCCTCAGGAATAATAAATTTAAACGGTATTGTAAACCTAAATGGTAATACAAACATAAATGGTCTTACAAACCTAAATGGTCCTACAAACCTAAAGAAGTTTACAAACCTATCTGGGGAAGTTTATCTTAGAGGACAAGATATATATAAAGTATTTGCTCCAATAGTTCATGCACACTCTGACAGAAGATTAAAACAAAACATACATACTATTACAAATCCTATTGAAAAAGTATCTGCACTACGAGGAGTTAATTTTGAGTTTATAAAGGATGGAAAAAAACAAATAGGAGTAATTGCACAGGAAACTGAAGAAATTATTCCAGAAGTTATTGGTGAATGTCCTGATGGATATAAAACAATTCAATATGGAAATATTGTAGGATTATTAATTGAAGCAATCAAAGAACAACAAAAACAAATTGATGAATTGAAGGAGAAAATAAATGAGTGAAAAGTTAGTTAAAAAATTAAATGATAAAATCTCATTAAATAAAACTGCAGTTGGATTTATTGAGTCAGAAATACCAAAATATGAAGAAACAATTGGTGAGTTTATCGAAATTACAATTCCAATAGAAAACAAAATAATATCAGTTGCATCAAGCATCAATTCTCTACAACAACAAATTGTTTCTATTGCTACGAGTGCATTTAATGTAGGATGTGGAACAACAACTGGAGCATCAATAGTATATCCAGATACAGTAAAAAATCATAGTGAAAATGTAAATTCATCGTCATATGATGGATTTGATCCATTTGGAGGACAAACAACTCTATTATTAAGTTCTTCTAATGTTGGAGTCGGAACATTTTTAGTGTTTACAGAAAATGATAGTTCTCAAACAGGACTTGGAACACTTTATGGAACTATAGGAAGTTGCTTTGCAACTCCTTGCAATGTTAGTGTTTGTATTGATTATAATTCTCAAATTACATCTCTACAAAGTCAAATTGTAACACTCAGAGGCCAATTGCCTTCAGAAATAACAAAAGTGAATAGTATAAGAACTGAAAAGAAAAATTTTGAAGTAGAAAGATATGGACAAAAAAGAGGAGTAGCATCATTAAAAGAAAGAAATTCTGAAATGGAATCTGCAGTCAACACGATAAATAGTATTTGACCACTTCCCTGACTGGCACAGTTGACACCGGCACTCAAATGCCTTATAATAACAAGGTAAGCAATCAAGGCACCATGCAAGACGAGTTTCTCACACGTTGTGTTGTAGACCCTATCAAACGCACAATCTACATCTATTCTA